AAGAGGGACAGTTCACCCTATTTAAGAACACGAAAGGAGCCAATAACGCACCTGATTACACAGGTGAGATTATGGTTAATGGAAAGAAGATGCGCCTAGCCGCGTGGGTTAAGGAAGGCAAGAGCGGCAAGTTCTTTAGTGGCAAGATGTCCGAGCCACTACCACCACGCACACAGGACGATGATTCACACGGCACTGGTGATTTGCCGTTCTAGTTTATAACATGTTTGCAATATGGTTTTATATTTGGTTGCCCAACCAATCTATAAAGCTATATTGCAACATGATTACATTACACTCACTGAATATTGGCATTGATGATTTGCCAAATGAATTTTGGAAGTATGTTCCAAATACAAACAATCGTTATTTGATTAGCAACCAAGGTCGATTGCTCACCTTAAAATTTAAAGGTAGTAATAAGCCAAGCATCATGCGACCAGCAACGAACAAGAAAGGATATTTGCACACATTGATTGTTTGTGATGGAAAATTAAAGCCGGTTACAATCCATCGTTTAGTTGCGCAGTCTTGGATTGATAATCCTATGAGTAAACCACAAGTTAATCACATCAATTTTATTCGCACTGATAATCGAGTTGATAACCTAGAATGGTCTACGGCAAAAGAAAATACTTTGCATAGCTATAACAGCGGCAGAATCAATATGCCTAAAGGTGCGCCACCAATGCGAGGAAGCAATAATGGATGTGCTAAATTGAATGAACAGCAAGTGCGTGAAATACGCATGAAGTTTAAACCTCGTACGTATACACGTGAGATGTTAGCCAAAGAATACAATGTCAAAGCAAGCACCATTAAAGATGTGATATTACGTAGCTGGAAGCATGTACAATGATTTATAATCCTATATTCAATACTAAGCAACAAGCCGCACTTAGGCATTTGTCTACATCTAGTAAGGTAGAGCAAGTGTTGTATGGCGGTGGTGTATACGGCGGCAAAACTTGGTTAGGTTGCTATTGGCAAATTGTGCGTAGACTAAAGCATCCTAACACACGTGGTCTTATTGGTCGTGCTGAATTAAAGAAGCTTCAACTATCTACAATGCTACGCTTTTGGGAATTGTGTAGTCAAATGGGATTACAGGCGGGTAAACATTACATCTACAATGGGCAACTAAACATGATACGTTGGTTCAATGGTAGCGAAACAATCCTTATGGACATGGCAGCTACACCCAGCGACCCGGACTTTCACCGATTTGGATCATTAGAAATTACAGACTACTTTCTTGATGAGGTAGCAGAAATGACAAAGAAAGCAGTAGACATCATTGATACACGTGTGCGCTATAATTTGATAGGTGGTATTCCCAAAGGATTAATGAGTTGTAACCCTTCAAAAGGTTGGTTGTACAATGACATTTGGTATCCTTGGAAAAAAGATTTATTACCACCACACAAAGCATTTGTTGAGGCATTATTGAAGGATAACACGGTAAGTCCTGATGAAGTGTATGAAGCGAAAATGATGCGCCTACCTGAAGCAGACCGCAAGCGATTGCTAGAGGGTGATTGGGATTATGACGAAAGCATTGACTGGATATACCAGTACGATGATTTAGTGCGCTGCTTCCGGGATGAGGAAAGCAAAGGTGAAAAGTATATTAGTGCGGATATTGCGCGACTTGGAAAAGATAGAACGGTCATTTGTGTATGGCATGGCTTGCACCTAATCGAGATACACGAGCTGCGTAAGCAACCAATTACAACTATTGTAACAAAAATTCGCGAAATTTGTTACAACCATAGTATAAAATTAAGCAACGTGATCTGTGACGAGGACGGTGTAGGTGGTGGTGTAGTAGATAGCTTAAAGTGTCGCGGATTTCTCAATGGTGGGCGTGCAAAGCAACCTGATAAGTTCACCAATCAAAAAGCTGAATGCTATTTCAAGTTAGCAGAATTGATAGAGCAAAATAAAGTAGTGTTTAAAGTGCAGCCATTCCGGGATGTGATAGTGCAGGAACTGGATATGATACGTAGACGCACACCTGAAGCCGATGGAAAGTTGGCCGTGATCAGTAAGGATGAAATAGCACGCATGCATGGCAAATCCCCTGACTACGCAGATGCTATAATGATGCGGATGTATTTCGAATTATTCCCGAACTACGGCTCCTATTCTTGGGCGTAGCCTTTTAAATTTTAACAATTTTTAACAGGGTATATGTAATTATTTGCAGTACATTTGTGCATCAATTAAAAACAATACAACATGAAAAAAGTATCTACTATCCTTCGCTACGTTATCGCAGCAATTATCATTTTCGCAATCCTTTCCTACTGTCAAGAGTTGAATGATTGCCTCGCTAAGTATTAATTAATAACACAATACACTATGTTCCACAAAGACAACCTAGAAGCATTGCAGAAGTTTCAGCAAATGCTCAATGCAGAGCCTGATGAGTTAGGCATCGAATCCACACCCGATAGAAAAGCACGTACGCTAGTGATTAGCCACGTCGAGACAACACTAGACGAGATGTTTTTCGGGCACTGGAGAACTGAGAATTTTAAATGGAGTACCATTGCCAACGAAGTACAGGCATCACTTGAACTTGTAGTGATCCATCCGATAAGCGGTTACGAACTTAGACGCACTGGAGCAGCTTCAGTAATCATAATGGTTGACCGTGTGCCCGATGGAGTAACCGGTATTGACCGCAATAGATGGGCATTAAACCCCGATAATAAAAAAGCCAATGCAATGGACTTAGCCTTTGGTAAACTCAAAGCAGAGTGCCTTAAAAACGCAGCATTGTCATTAGGCAAAGTATTCGGACGTGACCTTAACCGTATTAATAAGGATACCTACAAACCATTCAAGTTGAAAGGCGCATTAGGTCGTGGGCATGAGCAGGATGTGGCATACGTGCGAGAACTCATACAGCAAGCAACCGATGTGAATCAACTGGCAAAGATTATGAAGGCTTGCAGCCCTGAAGTGTTAGCCGAAGTATCGCAGGAATTAGAAACCAAACGTGCAGCATACGGGCTAGAGTAAATGTTAAAATTTGTAGCAACTGTCAAGTATATCTTGATGGTTGCTATATTTACAGCATCAATACAATAACACATGAACACAACACTATTCAGAGCCTCACAACTTGGTAAGTTGATGACGGATGCACGGACTAAATCAGGTCTAAGCGAAACAACAAAGAGCGCACTACTGGAAGTATACGTACAACAGAAGTACAATCGCTACAAAGAGATTAGCAACAAGTATATTGAGAAGGGCATAGCAGTCGAGAATGATGCGATTGATATGTGGCGCAGGCACCGTAACGAAATCGTATTTAAAAACGAGGAGATGTTTGCTAATGACTTCATTAAAGGCACGCCCGATTTGCTTATCAAAGATGATGAAACAGGACTCGTTGTAAACGTGCCCGATATTAAATCAAGTTGGGATATACATACCTTTATGGATGCAAAGGCAAATGATATTAGCAAAGACTACTACTGGCAGGGTCAAGCGTATTGCTGGTTAACAGGCGCACCACGTGCTACATTCTGCTACGTGCTAGTCAGCGCACCTATCGAAATGATTAACGACGAGAAGTACAGACTATCGCGTAGGCTAAATCTGATAGATCCACAAGGCGACCCTGTATTCTTAAAGAAGGCAAAGAGCATCGAGCGCAATATGATTTACGATATGCCGCGATTCTTACGCGAATACCCGGATGCTAACCTAGAAACACCACAAGATGAGTGGGCGTTTGATATACCCATCGCTGAACGCATCCATGAAAAGATTGTGGAGTTTGACCCCGAAGCAATCGCAAAGCTGCAAGAGCGTATACCAATGTGGCGTGAATACCTTAATACCTTAGCACTATGAGGCACCAATGGAGCAATCCGCACGGGTTAGAATACAATCCTAATGAAGCAAAATCGGTATGCGAAAAGTGTGGACTAGTAAGATTACGATTGAGTAATTTAAAGTCACAGGAAAATATCGCATACTATCACCCTACACTACCAACATTAACAACATACAAAGCACCTAAATGCAAAACACTATGAACGAATTAACACTATTACAAAAGGCAATGCGAATTGTCGAAGAACACGAGCCAAGTTTGTTCGATGTTCACACCAACAAAGGCAGGGATTTTATTCGTGCGATGTCAGAATTGATTGCCGAAAAAGAAACTGAAATTGAATTGGAGCGCAAATCATTTAATGATATTATGAATGATTTGATTGAAGTAAGTGATACAGTAATATGGGTTGAAGAAAAAGGAGGTGAGCAATGAAACCAAGAAACAAGAACACGCTCACGAAGGCTTTGTATCTTGTAAAGGAAATGAACTACAGAGCCATGCCGATACGCATCATTGCGAAAGAACTGAACGTAACAGACCGCACAGCATATAGGTATTTGAAAGCCATTAGAGAATCGGGCATACCAGTATCACAAAACTTATTTGGCAACTATTCAGTGAGTTTGCCTAAACCTAAAAAACGAAAAGCAAAACGGATATGAAAGAAAGACGCACAGACCGCAGCCAACAAGCTGCAAATTATTTTGACGAAGGATTCAGGGCATTATTCAAACGCTACACAGAACGCACGTTAACCCCTGCAGAATTTGTTACGGCAATGGATGAACTGAAACAATCAGCCGAAGCGAATTGCCGAAAGGATATTATACAAGCATTTAATAATGGATTCTATCATGGAGTGATGTGGCATATTGAAACTACCTCTACACAAAAGGAATTTGAAAAGCCCAATGGCGATGGATACTACAGCCGTGTATTTGAAGGAGGTGAGCATGACAGCTAAAGAAAAAGCATGGCAACTGTACTCGAACTATTTTGATATTATCGAGAATGGAAAGCAGGAAGGCAATCTAGTTGAGGCGCATATTAAAGCTATTAACGCTGCGCTGTATTGTGTAGATGAAGCATTGACCAACGCACCTGATGATATTGTGAATGACTTTGAAGGCACCGGTGAATACTACAGCGTCAAAGCCTATTACATGCACGTTAAAAACGAAATACTCAAACTCAATGAAGGCAAGAACATTAAAGTCAGTAGACACCCTGAGGCTGGAACGGATTAACCTACTTACGATGTACGCAAACGCAAAGACAAAATATCTAAAAGATAATCTTTGCCACAAAATCAAATCGGTTAATAAAGACCTTTACACACTAACTAAAGAAACCAAATACTTGTAAAATGACAGCAGCAATAATCATATCTATCCCTTTGTGGATAATCGCACTCTCCCTGCGCGACTTGTATAAACAAATCAAAAATCAAGATGGAACAACAGAATAAAAAAGAAACGGCAATACGCACACTTAGCAAATCACTAAGGCGTAGATTTCAGGGCGCATCGGTCAACATCTCATGGGTGGAACTGGATGCGTTTATGATGAAAGCACAAACACGCGAAATGACTAATCTTATTAATTCCTACAACGAAGGCTACACAGATTGTAAAGCAGGATTACCAAACAGAACACAAGATGAAAAAAATTGAACTAATAAAAACAACATATAGGTTGCATGTTGATTGCAACGAATTTCCACCAATGAAATCTTCAAATTGTCTACTACGTGGTGGTAAAGATGATTATGATGATAATAATGGAATTAGTCCTATAATGGTCGTTGGTTTAAACGAAGTTAGCGATTATCCTGAAATTGGTGGATTAGACTTTGAGGATGCATTTTTCCTTGCTGCATCACCAGATGTATACAATGCCCTAATAGATATTTTAAATAACGGATTAAATTACGCTACATATACACAAGCGTTAGCAGCAATTAAATCAACTAAATTACCGCACCACAGATGAAAGCAACACTAACGTTTGATTTAACAGATGATCAGCACTCTTTTGATTGTGCGATCAATGGCAAAAAGTATTATGATATACTTGATGAAATAAGACAACATCTACGCAGCCTTGAAAAATACCAAGACCTTACAGAGGAACAGTATGAGATAATAGGTAAGGTGCGCGAATGGCTGCATACGGAGTTACTTGATGCCGGTATAGCGGATAAATTTTAGTCACAAATCTTTGAATTATTGTGACACTTTACGATAACCTTGCTTCCAAAGAAACCTACCCAGTGCCTCACCTTCAGCATCAACTTTCTCCTCACTCCATTCGGGTTGGATGTGATGCAGATATTCGTGAACAAGAACAATAAGATAGCGCATAGGTGGCAACGTTGGGTCTATTTCAATTACATTATCGCAGTACAATCCATCAGCCTTCTCGCGTCCTAGTTTGCGATGTATGACTTTTGGATGTGGCTTGCGTTTCATTTGTTTTATATTTGCAGTGTGATGTTATTCATGCATTGCAATTGTTTTTGTTATTGATTGATTCAATTAGGCTCCTCACGTGGAGCCTTTTTGATTATCGAATCTTACCATTAACAATGCGATAGTTGCTCACTTCAAAATCTCCCGTATCTAATATTTTTACGTGTGCAAATCCGTGATGGTGTTTGTTGATGGGCATGTAATCCGGATGCAGCTCACACAAACAGGCCACACTCCAGCACGTTGTTATCTTCCCGTTGATGTTTGGCTCCGTGTGTTCACTTGCCTGGTGATGATGTCCACACAATGCGCTATCCTTAGCACGTAAGAATAAACCTCGCGCAATGTTTACAGGACTAAATACCGATGCACCTAACTCGTGCCCGTGCAGTATTGTCAATTTACCTGCGTGAATGATTTGCTTATCGGGAATGAAAGTGATATTAAACTTATCTAAGTGCATGAGCGATTCAAAATTGAACTCATCCATGCCCAAAAGGTCGGGAGCATTGCGCATGATGTAATGATCATAACGCACATCGTGATTGCCACACTTGTAATATATCGCAGCATTCGGGAATAGCTTGCGTAGTGTAGCTAAAAACTGCCTAGTCATTAGTACCTCATGCCCAAAATTGCGCTTACGAGGGTCTTTCTCAAAACGGCTAATAGCGTAAAAGTCTATAATGTCACCATTGAGCAGGATAGTATTAACCTCATTCTCCAGTCCGTACTTAAGCGCAAGCGTTAACGCCTGTATGTTATGATACGGAACGTGAATATCCGATAGCAGAAGTATATTGTTATGGTTAATCGGTAGCTTGTACGGTTTGTAGTTCGCTTCCTGCGAAGGTGGAAGGTCGAGCGGATTGCTTTGTTCAGGCATCAACTCATCTACTATATTACCAAAGTCAGCAAAATGGTTCTCTAGTTTCTGCAGTTGGCTAGTAGGTTTAGCATTTAGCTTAGCATCTACCCATCTACGATAACTTTTGTCTAATGAATTGACGGTAATATCTAGATTATACTTTTCAATTAGTTCGCGAATGCGTGGAATAAGTGCTCCTGTTCCATCATGTAATTCACGATGTAGCTTTTCACGTTCTAATGTTTGCATAGGCTTTATTTAGTGCCCCTAATATACCCGGCAAGCTCAGCAAGATTATTGCTAATTGTCATGTTCTGCGAAGCTATAACGTCTATCTTCGCCTCGAGTTTATCAATGGCTTTGTTTTGCTCGTCTTTCATAACATTAAGTTTGTTATTGAACTCGTCTTTAGTTTCTTTAATTGATTCAGCAAGCATTGTAACCTCTCTCTTGTGGTATGATTCAACTTTACCTAGTGCGCTGGATACTTTTACCACATCCCTTTTCAATGCGTAGTAAAGACCCGTGAGCGATACTACCGCACCTATGATTGTTATCACATCTCTAGATTCAAATTCCATCTCTATAGTATTGCAAAATATATAGTAGAAAAAGCAAGCCCTGTGATACCTAAAGTTAGGGCTGTGTTGGAAATTATTAACCGTCTATTGCGTTTCTTTAACTGACTAATCTCATTATCTTTCTCAGTAGATATAGCCTTTTCGATGCTCTGTTTGTTTTTGTAGATTTCCGCTAACGTTTCATAACTCGCTGCCTGAATGCCTGTAATCTTTGCGTAGTATGTAACCTTTGCACGCTCCATCTTATACAGACTATCTATTTCTTGTGCCGTCTCATACCAATACATCATGCTATTGAAGTTCAAGTTGAAAAGCTGACGATCGTAAGTTGTAAGTTCTGGAGTAAAACCCTGCTTTGAGTAAGGAGTCTGACTTGCGGAGCGTTGCCCTAAACCTACTATCTGCATCACTAGGAGTAGAACTAATAATGTTATATGTTTCATTGCGGTAAATTTCATTAGTGATTTCTTGACGCTCTACAATCGTATCTTGATATAGTTGTAAAGAATCCAATTTGGCGAATAAACTATCTGTCTTTGCGTTATTCATTTGTATTATTTGATACAAAGAATCATTCACATCCTGTAATCTTTTTACTGCAGGATTTGTTACAGGTCTATTGCAGGTACGCACGCTGAATATCACAGCCAATGCGAGAATGGTAATGCTTAATCCTATTGCTAGCTTTGTGATTTTGCCCATCGCGTTATTTGTATGCTTTTGTTCAATGGTCGTATCTTTACATACACACCATCTCCCGTTCTACTATCGCGCATTCCTAGATCATTTGTGTTGCCTTCAATAGTGCGAACACTAGTCTTTCCTACTTTGACTACTATGCCAGTGTGACCAATGTTTTTAAATCTACCTTTCCTATCGTTGTAAGATAGGGTCATTATCAATACATCACCTTCACTGTATGACTTTAAGAATTTGCCGTCATCATAAATTACATCTTTTTTATTGTATGCAGTAGGACTCCACCCTGTTATAGTATTTGGCACACCGCACACATCAAGCACTGCCATAACAAAGAAACTGCACCATTGATAGCCGGGCTTCCATCCCTGCTCAGTCATTAGTCGACGAAAATAGTAATCAGTGAATCCCTGATTATTGCCGCCTTGCTCATCAATACCTACATACGAATATGCAACTAACCTTACGCAGTAGCCGTCAGAAGCATTTGCAAAATGTATAGGAATGCCGCAAAGTAAAAGGCATATAAAAGCAGATATAACACAACTTTTTGCCATGTAGTTAGATAGGTGTTTATTTCATACTTAACTTCTTTGTTGTATATCTCCCGTTGTAGTGCTCTAAAATTAAATCTAATGCCTAAAAAAACCACGAAGTTGGCAACAACCATAACCATTGCAGCAAGCACAACGTACTGGATGTATTCCGTGCTAATAAGCGCATCACCAAAATAGGCAACGGATAGTGTGCCCGATATTGCAAATACTAAAAAAGCAAGTGGTATAGACCAAAAGCCATCGAATAACTCGAGCTTGTAGCGTATACCTTTAAGATTAACCTTATTTGGTTTTGGATTTGTCTGTTTCTTTGCTGCCATTGGCTCGTAGTTTTAATGATAGTTCACGTTCATACTTGCGCAAACGCTCAGTGTATTCTTGTTTTAGTGTTTTTTTATCACTCATGGTATACGATTAATGATATTACGTGAGTAAGTAGGACGGTAACTAGTGGCTGTATTGCCTGAACTGAATTGATAGTTCAGCGTATTAGTCACATCAGTACGAGGTGAACGGTCAGGCCATTGCGCTGTGCTGTATTCCGGATACAAACTAGTGTTAGCACACAAGTAATCCACTAACAAAGTGGTGTAGTGTTCTGCATTTTGCCTTGCACGGTCTATCATATCCTTCATTACTGCATCCGATATAGGCACGGTGTCCTCAGATTGACGCTGTACTAGCGTGCCATTGTCCATACGATAGCAAAGGTTTGGCGTAACATCTACCATAACCCACCAAAGCAGCATTTTTTGGATGTAATCTTCTAATAGTATTTGGTAATTACCACTAATAGTATTAGCTGCTACATCAGTCTTAATCTTATTGAGCAAATCAGTTCCCAAAAAGGGAAGTAACCATTTATCCTGCGCCAAATAGATGGATGGATAAAGCAGGTTAGGGTCAACACTACCATTAACCGTAGTGTATTTCTTTATGTAGTTCTCAGATATTAATAATACTTCAGCCATAGTTGTAATTATTGATTTCCGTAAATAGGATTAGTTGGTAAAAAGCCACGATGAGGCATATCCTCGGGAAGCTGTGCTACATACTTTGGATTGCGCACCTTATATCCCATGCGTTCAGCTGTGGCAACTGCTACACGTGTTGCATCTGGATCATTAGGATTAATCTTTGCGCCTTTGGCATCTACGAACACCCTCTTTTCCCAGTAATGTTTGCAGTTGCCTCCGCCCTTAAAACGCCATATATCATAAACATCATCACCATTCGGCCCCCATCCGGGATTTACCGCAACGGTTTCCATTCCTACTATATCTTCCATGCGATATAGCTTACCCGCTTCCATCATCTTCGCACAGAATGGGCGCATATTATCATGCCCAAAGCTACCTGCATAAACGTAACGAGTAATAAAGTACTTACCATCCACCACAGCATCTTGCTCACTCTTAGCAGCAGGTCGAGCAGCACCCGTGCGTACTGCAAACTCATGCTCAATCTCTTCATCTGCGTTGTAGCTATCTATCAATATCCATTCAGGATTCTCATCTTCACCTAATGCAATGAGCGCATCACCCACGGTAGAATCATCTACTTTTTTTTTTAACTTAACACTTGATTGAATAATGTCGGTTGGTTGCAATGAGCCTGCAATAACATCGGCAAAGATTGCATCTATAATAGCAGCTGGTAACGTTGGGAACGCTGCACCCACAATCGCCTTAGCACTACTTACAGGAACGGCACCTGCAGCACTTTGCATCACAATATCAATAAGTGAACTAATCTGTGCACCGTTCAAAGCCGTAGCAGCAACATCCGTCGTAGTGCCTGTTGCGTCCGCATCGGTTACAACAGATGTTTGTTCTGCTACAAGTGGAGTATTAGGTATGATTTCGAAGTTCACACCCGGCATTTGATTGCTCAATAGTTCCGTGATGCTCTTGTCTATTAGTGTTTGGTATGGCTCAATGACTTGCTTATTGAATATTTCCAGTCCTGTAGTCATTTCATCTTTATTACTACCGAAGCCTGATGTTTCGCGTATACCAAAAAGCAATGGAGTAGTAACACGGTGTGCAGTAATTATCTTTTGCGTTGCAGTAGTATCCATCAATTGATACTGCTTATCCGCATCATTCACAGGGAATGGAGTAATCTCAGTTTTAGGTTGATCACGTTCATTAAAAAACATCACAACCTTACCTGCATTACGCGCGCCACTCATCTTGTTCTCCCAGTCCATCATCATTTGCTGCTTCTGTTCGGGCGTTGCTTGCCCGTTGTAGAAGTTGATAATGGTTGATGGGAAAAGACCGTTTGATATTTGGTTGATATGGAATATCGAAATCTGTTTGTCTAGTTCAATGTAGTTAATCGCACTCCAGTAATCAGGTCGTGGGTATACATCGCTACCTGTGTAGGTAAAGCACCAATAGATTTGGCGCGGTTCTTCATTACGTGTAAGATAGTTATACTTTGGAATGAATTCGGGTGTGTTCTTTTTCTTGCGTGTGTTGCTCCAGTCGTAGCTATGGAAAATACCAACCTCGCTATCATCATCTTGATTCACCGCTATACGGCATTCTTCAAATGGTATCGCGTTAAGCTTGCTAATTACCGTGCGATCATTAGACCAAATCACTTCAATAAAGAAACCACCAAACAACTTTAAGTCATGAGCGCAAGCATACGTCAAAGTGTTTACATCAAGTGCATCTAATTCCTGTTGGTATTGTTCAGACTTGATACCCTTCCCGGCTATCATATCACCAATGGCTACAACTAAGCTACCATGTACGGGTGATTCATGCGCAAGGTCACGCAGGTATTGTGGAAAGTCGTTTTGGTCACCGTAGTTAACCCATCCTTTGCGGTCTACTTTTTCCGCATCGGATTTGGCTACGTATTCGCTTAGTTTAAGCGAGACTATGTTTGATTCTATTAGATCT